TCGGGGATCAGGTCGCCGAGGTGTATCGGCTGGCCGAGGCTTACGATGGCAGCATAGAGTCGCACAATGCCCTGGTATCTGCGCTGCAAATCGAACAGGAAACCGCTGCGGCGCTTGGCATTGCGCTTTCTCAGGCA